GATGACCACACATAATTTCTGATTCACCTTGATTAATATATTCTAAACACTGTTCTCTATTACCTGAGTTAATCCAAGGCATCATTAGAAACTTTTTCTTCCCAAGTTTAACATTCTTAGGTTCTGAGTAGATAGTAATGTTACTATACTTTTCTAATAGAAGCTCTGGTGAGTTAATAGCATTTGTATTCTTATAATAAGTGCAGTGATTACCTAGAAGCATATGAACATCATAATCTACCAAACGTCTGAAGTAATTAGCATCAACACGGTTGAAAGTATTATAATCCATAGACTTTCTATTATCAAAAGTGTCACCCAAATCAATGATTGTAGTGATACCTTCTTTCTCAAGAGTAGGAAAAAAGATGTTATCATAAAACTTTTGAAAATAGTTCCAGAAATTAATGTTTCCTTTTCGTCCATCTAGATGCTGATCAGTTATTAGTGCTATCTTCATTTCTTTTTCTTTGGATAATATTGGAAACCATCTGTTTTTTCTACGAGATCAGAAAGTTTAAACGTAATCATTTTATCCCAAGGAGTGCCATCTTGATCCATGAGAACTGCTGCTTTCTTTCCTTGTATTCTTTGAACACATCCAACGTATCCTCTGTAGATAGAATTTTCATCTATCACTTTAACTGTAGTGCCTGGTAAAATCATTTAATAAAGTTTTGCTTAGATGTACTACTCTTTGTTCTGTTATGAATAACAATAAACTTATCTGCTGCCCAAGTTCCTGCAAGACAAACATCAATCTCATCACCATCTTGCCAGTTTACATCACCATTCTTTTTGGTGTGTAGCATAGCTTCTTGGATCTGGTCAATTACTTCTTGTGTTAGCTTCATTGAGGTTTATGATCTTTAAACTTATCATGGTTACCATCACCTGGCATCTTACCATAAGCAACGTATTGAATTGCTTGCATTGACCCTTCTAGTCTAGCTAAGTCTTTTTGAATACGAAGATACTCTTCATAAGGTTCTTTTACTTCTGCTAGTCTAGCAGATAATTGAGTAGTTCTTTTTGTAAAACGCTCAATAAGTTGGTCGTAACTTTCTATTGGTTTTGTCATTTTGTGTTTTGTTGTAAACTATTACTCTTGTACCGTCATGGGTAAAAACGAGTTCATCATCGTCATCCCAACACAGTTCTTGATACAATGCGTTTAATTTACGCATGTCATCATAAAGACTACTGGACATCAGCGATTCATTTTTGTTTCAATGTTTTCTTTAATACTACCCATATCTGAATAGGAAGCATTCATACCTGACATATTACCAGTATATCTGTCAGTGTGCATAACTTCGTCATATCCTGACCTTTCTAAAATTTTTCCTTTAATCTCTAATTGCTTCTTTTCTTTTTGAATCCTACGCAGAAAAGCATAGTAAATGATTTGAGTAAAGTAAGCAAATGGATTTTTAGATTTTTCTGGATTAAAATTATCAATGTACTGAAGGCAGTTTTCAATGCCATCACAGATCATGTCCTCACGAAACATGTAGTTGACAAAGTTTGGTTTATAAGATAAGTGTGTTGCGATCTTTAGAAAGCAACTGCCAAGATAGTTTGTAACTCTTGGGCGGGGTTTGTCTGCTTCTTTTGCAGCAAAAACTTTCTCACGATAGTCTGTTATCGCAGCTAGGAATTCTTTATTGTTTACATAATATTCTGTCTTTTTTCTTGTCATTACTGCGTTGAATGATGTCTTTAGTATAGCAAACTAAATTACTTTTGTAAAGGGGACTTGACAAACGTTACAAACCTCAGTACAATTAACCTTGTAGAGGTTCAGAAGGAATATACTAGCTCTTTTTAAATATATTTTCTAACGATTTTTTCATGTCTGTTACGGATCCTAAGTAACCAGATCCTCTTGGTAACTTACCTCCTTTACCGTTTAGAGACTTTCCATTCTCCATTCTCAATAAAGTCTCCTTGTAAAAATCTACAATAGGACCTTCTATCTCACTCACTGTGATTATGTGATCTCTGTTTATAATAAACATCTTATCAAACGTCGCGCAGACCCATTCTCTAAAAGAAAATCCAGATATCTCTAATGCTCCTTTTCTTTGCTTGGCTGAATCTACTTGCAGAGGATTTTCTAGCATGACTTTATCTTCATCCTCTAGGTAAACTACTTTAGAGACTATCTCCTCTCCAGTAATTAATTTTACAGTAGCGAAAAATTCTTCTCCCATATTTAATTTGCTCTAAGGTTTACTTTAATAACTTCATATTTAAAATTTTCGTCATTATAAATGTTAACTCTTTCATTCAAATGCCGAAGTGTATAATTTTGACCGCCGATGTCATCCGCAATATCATATAATGTTGCTATGTCCTTACCTTCTCCTTTCCTAAGAACTCTACCGATTGATTGTAGGTTTCTAATTCTGGACTTAGATGGCGAGGCGAACACAATGTTGTGAAGACGTTTAATGTTAATTCCAGTTGAGAAGGTGCCGTAACTGGCAACAATGATTGCATTTGATTCAATTTCTGTAATTTGACGAACTTCTTCTCTATCCTCTACATCAGTTCCACCATGAACAAAAAATAGTTTTCGCTCAGGGTCTATAGTGCTATTTATCAATTCGTAAAGTGGTTCTCCGTGCTTCTCTACATAGTTGAAGAGGACAAGAGTATTTCCTTCTAAGTCATTAACTAAATTTTTGATAAGGTTATTTCTACCTTTATGTTCTACGAGATACTCCATCTCGTCATGATATGATTCAAAATGTTGTGGAGCATGTTTACAAAGTAGAACTTTTATCCTAAACTTAGAAAGGTAACCATCTTTAATAAGATCATCTGTTTTTGTTACTTGTTCACACTCACCAAAGAGTCCTTCAAGCACCCACTTATGAGTCTTAGATCCATCTAGTGTACCAGTAAAACCAAATCTATACTTAGCATTATGCAACTTAGTCATAATGCCAGTCAAAGATTTACTCTTGAATAGATGTGCTTCATCACCAATGACACAATCTATGTCATCAAAATATCTCTTGGGAAATTTGTAGATAGATTGCCAAGTAGATATTATAATATTCTTATCAGTATTCTTATCCTTACCAGAGTAAATCTTATGTACAAAGTCATCAGCGTTCCACCCGTAAGAAATAAAATCATTGACCATCTGCTCAACGAGGGAAGTAGTTGGGACGATTATAAGTATCTTCTTTGCGGTGGCAGCATAGTATCTGACTATGGAGTAGATCATGAGAGATTTCCCAGATCCCGTAGGAGAAAGTAACAACTTACGATTATTCTTTAATGCCTCGTACACTGCCTTGTACTGGTAGTCTCTAGGTTTTATTGTAGAGATTTTGTCCATGAATACTTTGACAGCAGGAAGAGAGACAAATTTATTGTCATCTACAATATCTCCATACCAATCATTCTTTTCATACTCTACAACATATTGTTTTTCATTTGCCCATGTTTGTAAATGATCTACTAGACCATGGTAGAGTGCACCAGTAGATGGTGAATATAGACGTATGGTTCCATCCCAGTATTTGTATTTGGGATTCTTTTTTAGATACTTTGCTTCTGGTACTTCAAATGTGAAGTAGTCTGATAGTTCTCTATGGACGTACTCCTCATTAGAATGAACAGTTACATAGACTTCATTCTTCTTCTTTAATGTAATATAAGTCATCACTGTCCATTTACAAATTTCTCCCAGTCAATGGCATTCTTAATTTGAAAACCTCTGTTTGATATTTGTTTCATAACTTGATCTAGAAAATATAACATCTGATCTAGATACTTGATCTTTGCTTCTAGGTTGATGATCTCATCATCAGACTCTAGATAAACCTTCATCTTTTCTGTTGTTTTTATATGAGATCCAAATGGTTTGGCAGCGTATGTTTTAGCATCTGCTTCACCAGAATAGTATTCACGTTTTTCTTTTACAAGTTTACGAATTTCAAATTCAAAAGAAGTTTTAATTTGAGATATGTCAGTGTAGTGGTTTAAGTATTTATTGTGTTGAAAAGGGATGTTCAATGCTAACTGTCCTAGGTCAGCACTATATTGTTTATTTTTAAATTGAAAGTCAACAGCACTGTCTTCTGCCCAATCTGTTCTTAACTTGTCAAATTTATTACGAAGTGAATCAAAATTCATAAGGGTTGTAGATTCTTATCACGAATAAAGAACTGCTGATGCTTAAATGTTACCTCTGCAGTAATGTACTCCACATCACTTATTGTAGCATCAAATTGCAAATTTGTCAGTGATACTGGGAATATATCTCTAA